GATACACCACTACCAACAGCAGATAATCTATAATCATTCTTTAAACGACTAGCATCATATCCAACACTGTTTAACTTATCAATAATAGAATTTTCTAACTCTAATGTTCCTCCAATTTTTGCATTACCACCAACATTAGTATTTTCCTCAATACCAACACCACCTTCAACTACAAGAGCACCACTATCTTTATCAGTAGAAGATGTATTTCCAAAGATATGTGCATCACCACAAACATTCAGCTTTCCAGCAATACCAACACCACCACCAAAAATACCAGAACCAGTTGTACAGTTAGTAGATGCTGTTGTTGAATCTACTTTTAAAGCACCACCAATATTCAGATTCTTCTCTATACCAGCACCACCATCAACTATTAAAGCACCAGTATCTTTATCAGTTGATTCTGTAGTTCCATCAATCTTAGCATCACTACCTACATTTAATTTCTTCTCTATACCTACACCACCTTCAACTACAAGAGCACCAGTATCTTTATTAGATGATTCAGTAGCTCCAAATATAACTGCATCATTTCCAACATGCAATTTTTCTTCAATACCTACACCACCTTCTACAATAAGAGCACCAGTATCTTTATTGATTGATGCAGTAGTATCTAAAATTATTGTCTGTCCACCTACATTTAATCTCTTTTCAATACCCACACCACCTTCAACTATAAGTGCACCAGTATCTTTACTGGTTGATTGTGTAGTTCCAAATATTTGTGCATCATCACCTACATTTAATCTCTTTTCAATACCTACACCACCTTCAACTACAAGAGCACCAGTATCTTTACTTGTACTCTCTGTAATTCCTAAAATCTTAGTATCATCACCTACATATAATTTCTTAACTATACCAACACCACCATCAATTTGGACAGATCCTGTTGTGGGACTTAATGCATCAGTCTCATTATTAAATGTTGCTACACCATCTACATCTAATGTATTATTAAGTGTTGTGGCACCATCTACATCTAATGTACTATTAAGAGTTGTGGCACCATCTACATCTAATGTATTATTAAGTGTTGTGGCACCATCTACATCCAATTCTGCATCAAAATCAACATTTTGAGTAGCACGAAGTGTTCCTGTTATATCTAAATCTCTGCTTGGAGCATTATTCTTAATACCAACCTTAGTCAGCCTATAGATTGAAGTATTGACATCACCTGGAGTAGTATATCCCCAATAATCCTGATGTTGTATTCTAGCAATATTAGTAGGATTATCTGGATCAGGTATAGCAGTTACATTATCAGTACCTACACCAAGACTATTAGTTGCCCAAAAATTTATAGTAGAGAATGTTTGAGCAGCACCTACAGTCGGAAGATATGTACCTTCTTCTTGCACATATATTCCCTCCATTGCAATAGGAGATGCTTCTATCCACCTAATACCAGTAGCATCTCTATTTAAATAATATCCGTTAACACCTGGTGACTCAGCAGAATCAAAAATATTTCTACTAATATGAACACTACCATCTAAATCTAATTTTATTACTCCACTTGCAGGATTAGTAGAATCATATGTACTAAGTTTACCAGGTTCAGTAAGTCCAATTCCAACTGTTCCTAATCCAGATATAACAAAAGTTGTATTTGCACCTTCCTCTATATTTCCACCATAGTAAGTTCCCATAGTATTGGGACCACCAACTTGGAATCTATGCAATGGTTCTGTATTTGCTACACCAACTCTAACCTTTTGAAAATCAGCAACAAGACCAGGTTCGTCATAATTTGGTGCACCTTTATCATTACCTCTTACATCAGCATGAAGTGCTGTTCCACCAACACCAACATCAAGTCTTTGTACAACTGTTAGATATTCTGTAAATAATTCTTTTTCAATAAAAACATTATCTTTAAACGTGGCAATACCACCAAACCATGAATTTCCAAGAACTTTTAATGAATCAACTTCTAAATCTCTAAAATCAGCATCACCTCTGAAATCATAGTTAAGTTTTCCGTAAATATAAACGTCTTCAAATATTGAATCTCCACTATGAGTATTTTGGTTACCGTAATTCTGTGTCATTTATATTACCTCCCTAATTCTGTAATTCATTAACTAATGTTTCTGCAGCTATACCTGCTACAGGACCACCATAGGCAGTAGCAGCAGTTTTAGCAAGAGAAGATAAACTAGTTCCACCCATAGCAGATGCTCCTATATTACCCAAACTATTACTAACAAAAGAACTTGCGAATCCTTTATACTTGTCACTAATTTTCATCCAATCCCCCAAATTACCATTATTACGTGAAACTTGAATCTTTCTTGCATTGAGATTAATTTGATCGGTAGTTCTATTCTTATTTCCAATAGTTATTGTATTTTTTGCCTTTAAAGTTATATCTTCTGCTTCTAAACAAATCGTTTTTCCCTTAATTAAAACAGCACCTCTATCAGCATTAACAGCATAATTACCATGATGAACTTGAATCTTATAACTCTGTTCATTATCCTTATTTTTAATTCCACACTCTACCTGTAGTGCTTTTTCTGCATATTGACGAGATAAACCACTACCTTCATGCAAACTCTGATTATAATGAACCTCATCAGAAGTTTGGGATTGTAATATATATGCAGTCTTTCCAGCCACTCCAACAACTTCTGTTCCAGACTCGAATAATAATTTTTGATTGACTATTTCAACCGTGCGATTCTCTTGATTTGCCACTTATTATCAATCTCCTCCCGTTCCTATACAATCTATAACTTCTTGAAGTTCTTGATCGACTACCTTACGAGTTGTTGACATAACAGGACGAAGAACTGCACCAGAACCAGGATTTTTAATTATAATCTTTGGTAATTCTGTATATGGTTTCTGGCAATTAACTTCAACACCAGTAACTTTACCATTTTTAGTTTGAAGTACCAGACATTCATCTTCTATTGTAGCATTTTCATATCCTTTTCCAGGATTTTCAACTATAACTTCTCTAATATAAGCAATACCTGTCTCTGCTGGAATATCAACTGGATAATTTTCACCTTCACTTAACATAACAACCTTAGTAATCTGTCCATAAGTAGGAGAGTTTACATTTTTATCAATAACTGCTTTACCATATGCACCATATCCTTGCTCACAACTATCAGTGAAAGAGACAATTGGTTCTTCAGTATAACCATTACCCCTATCAGTCATTTCTACACCAATAACACTTGCAGTTCTTTTAATATCACCATAGATATCATTTACATCAAGCTTATCTATAAATCCACCAAGAAGTAATTTTCCTGCACCACCACTTCCATCACCACCAAAAAATTCAACTTTTGGTGAACCACACTTAAATATATTTCCAGTATAACAATCAGTTCCTATACTTTGATCTGCTGCTTCACTAACCTTAGAACCAAATATACTCCACTGCCCATATTCTTCTTCAAACTTACTTAAACCTGATGGAATACCACCCAATAAATCTCCCTTTACTTTATCTATTTGACTAACAGCACCATTAGCAGCATCAAATGCTTTATCTAAAAGTCCTTGTTGTTTGAAACTACTTTTTGATTTTTTCTCTCCTCCATCAATAACATAACTATCAGTAGCAATAGGTGCTGCCCCTTTACCCTTGCAACCAAAAGGATCTTTAAGTTTATCTAATAAATTAGCACCTTTACTAAGAAAATCCTTTACCTTAAAACCACCACCCAATATTCCACCTAATGGATTTGCAAATGGAGAAACAATAGAATCAATCATTGAAGTAATTTTACCAGTTATAGCACCTACAAACTGCTGAACAGCACAAACTGGAGCATTTAAACTATTTTTTACCATCCCAGTCAACATATCTTCAATTGATCCAGTCAAAGCATCAGATACTTTACCAACTAAACAATCTATTGAACCAAACATACCTGTAATTGGACCGATTAATGCTGATTGTGCATCAATAACTTTCTTCAATGCTATATTAAATTTTGGAAAAGCATTGAATATTTTTGAAGCAACTCCATCTAGTCCAGTCTGTACCCAACCAATCATTCCATCCGCAAGAGAATTTGATATATTAGAAATAAGTGACTTAGATGAACCACTAATCATCTTTGCTACACTTTTTATTTCACCAGGAAGATCAAGAGCAAAGTTATCTACCTTAGTCGCTACTTTTAAAAAATTACTTACAGCAGTTTCTGTCTCTGCAAAGAAATTATCCTTATCTGGATTTGCAGTTAATATTTTCATTCCCGAAGTTAATGATGCTGCTTTAACTTCTGGAAAAATTACTTTCTTATACTCTTCAAATCTTTTTGTATATTCTTTAAAATCTGTATCAGATAACTTATCAATTGTATCTGAGGAAAATGGATTAATATCTCCAAGTTGCTCTGGATATTGAGTCTTAATATTTGAAATTGCAGACTGCCATTTCTCACCAGGAGGATTATCCTTAATCAACTTGGTAAATGCATTAATCTGTTGTTCAGATGGAAACATTGATGGTTCAGAAGGAAAAGATTTCTTCTGCTTAGTTTCATTAATTTTTGGTAACGGACCGCCTATAATACTCATAGCTGTATCATCTCCTTTTAGTATTTATCATAGACATTAGAAACTATAATCATCCCAACTACTAGTTCCATCATCAGCAAATTCATTAGCAGCAGGAATTACTGTAGCAGTCCTAATTGCATCTGCATATCCTGGATCTTGTGGTTGATAAGTTTTGTCTCCTATGGTAACTGGATATCCAGTTCCACCATATCTATCTTTTAACAGTAGTGCATTAATTCTTGCATTTCTATTATCCCTTATAGCGTTTCCTGTATCAGTTGAACGCAACGCCAGTTCCTTTTTCTTACTTACTTCTATCTTTCTAGGTTCTTCACCTTCGTTTAATGCTCTTTCATTTTCTACATCTTGAAGAACTTCTTGATTTGTTTCTCCTACTTCCAAATCTTCAGTTGCTTTATCAGTAAAACCTACAGGTTCATCTACTTTCTTTATTTTACTTGGTTCAGGAAGTGCATCAACAGAATTTTCTTTATCAAGTCCACCTTTAATTTTTTCTAATCCTTTATTTTCAGATTCTCCACCATCACCAGTAGGAGTTGATTTTGTTTTACCACTACCTTGCTCTCCACCAGATTTTAATTTAGGAGTCTCCACAGTCGATTGTCCAGTAAATTCCTGACTTTCAGTTAAACCTGGTTCTTTCTCTGTAGTGTATCCAGATTTAGGTGCAAGCTTACTATCACCATTTTTCTTTGCTTCTTTCTCACTATCTGGTGTTCTGCCTAAAGCACCAATAATTACTGGAAACCCATTATTAGGTGATAAAAAGACACCAAAAATAACATCACCTTGTGTTAATTTTACAGTAGAAGATCTACCTGCACCACCTGTTCCTGAAGTTGATGGTAATAAAGCAACTGCTGTATGAACATCTTTATCCTCAACACTATCATTGTCTGAATAATCACCTATAATACGAACTTTATATCTCCAACCCCATCCACTTTCACCAGATACTTGACTTCTCTGTTCATCAAATGACACAATCATTCCCAACCAGAATTCTACACCCTTTCCAAAAAATGATTGATTGTCTAAATCGAATTTATTCTGCATATCTAATTCTTT